CCTTTCATACATAATGCGGGGCTCGCAAGGAGCCCCGCTTTTGTCTGTTGTCTATCCGTTAGGCGATTTCGTAACGGCCAATACCGGCATTGCCGCCAGCAAGGACGATGCCCATGCCGTACTTCTCGCCATACAGGTATTCCTGCGTCAGGTCACCGTTGGCGGTAGGCTCGCCCATGATAACAATGGGGTCACCTTCGTACACGCACTTGATGGGCTTGTCGTCACCGGCGATAATGGTCAGCATATCGTCTGCCAGCACGAAGTCGGTAGAGCCGACCTTATGACGCTGGGGAGCCACAACGACAGGAGTGCCATAGAACTTACCGGCGTAACCCATGTTGTACAGGTCTTCCTTCGCTTTGTCACCCAGAGGAGTGACATCCAGATTGCGGATTGCCTTCTTAGTGCCGATAATAGTAGCAGCCTTGCCACCGGCAGCAGCCTCAACATGAGCAATCAGGTCGAGCAGTTCGTCCTCATCGTATGCACCAGCGGCGGGGAAGTAGGTCACGCCACCGAAGTCCTGTGCAGATGCATTGCTCCACAGAGCATACACATCGTTGAGCAGCTTCTGACGGAAGGACTCAGCCACCTTGTTGATAAAGTGGTTAAAGTCAACACGACCGGAAAGCACACGGTTGAGTTCTTCGTAAATCTTCACAACCTTCAGTGAAGTGGGAATAGACACTTCGCTGAAGCCGCCAAGACGCTGACGACGGATGCCCTGAGTGCCGTCCGCTGCCTCGGATACGATGAACAGGGTGCTGTCCTCCACTTCAAAGATGTTCTTGTCACCCTCAGCGACATTGCGGAAATCAACCAGTGCGTTGAAATATTCATCGCCCTGCAGACCCTCAACAACGGTGCGGCTGAGGACTTCCTCAATCAGGGTAAACAGACCACTGCACTTGCCGTCACGAATGTTTTTGTAATTCAGAGTTGTGCTGCCGCCATTGGCCTCAATCAGAGCCTTCTGCAAAAGCTCCATAGACTGACCAACGGAATACTGCTCAACATTGCCGTGATAGGCATCGACGGCAATCTTGATGATATCTTTCATTTCAGCCATAGTTATTCTCCTCCCTTCAAATTAACCGCCAACACTGGGGGTAGATGCCGCAGTGGTTTCAGTTTTGCCAATCTTAATGGCATAGTAGGTGTAACGACCGGCTACCTCGACATCCACGCAGGTGCCGAAACCAGTACCAGCAGCATCAATCTTGCCACCAGTACCAATGCCGACCTTGGCGCCCTTGGTGGGAGCAGTACCGCCCACAAAACCCTCTTTGGTCACGGAGAAAATGTTGCGGCTGCGGGGGATATAACCACGCACTGCTTTACCGGCCTCGTTGATATACTCATCGAGATTCTTCTTGCGCTCATCGTACATAACCTCAACGCCAGCAACGATAGCGCACTCATTCAGGTCATCGTCCGCAGTAGCGGCGACAGCCTTCATCACCTCGCGCTCACCATCTTCATATCCCTGAAGCTTGACGATAACGCCGTTTTCAACCTCGGCAGGCTGACCGTCCGCACCATAAAAGCGCAGAGAAACGAGGTCAGCAGGCTGTTTGGTACCGCTCATCAAATCGGTACGGATAACTGTATAAGCCATAATCGACTCCTCCTTGTTGTTTATTTAATTGTGCTGACTGGGCTTAGAAAAGCCATACTCAGCAAACGCACCGCCATAAGGCTCCTGCGTCGGTTCTGCTCGCTGGATGGGCAGTTTGGGGGCTTTGGGTTCATAAGAGAACTTTGCGGTCACGCCGCTTCTGCCACGGATTGCGTAGCATTTTTCCTCCAAAGCATCTGCCGTGTAGTCCATGCAGTGCTCACGCAGATTTTCAAATGCCTCGACGCCGACCAAGTCTTCAAACTGAGCGAAGACTTCATCCCGCTCGCCCTTGGCAATGGCGTTCTCGGTGTCTGTCTTAAACTGGCGCAAAGTGCCAAGCTCGTTCTCCATAGACGAAATCGTGTCGGAGGCGGTCTGGTACTTCTCCGCCCACTGGGTATCGTTTGCGGTGTACTTCTCAGCAACCTTTGCAAACATACCGCTGATGGGGTCAGCCTGCCCGCCCTCGTCAAACGGGACAAGTGCAAGCTTCATGCGTTTCTTACCGGCAAAATCAATGACCACATGGTCGCCATCCATTGAGTAAGGGAAACCGTAAAGATTCCAGTCCGTGACATCGGTTGCGTACACTTCGGACGCATCCCGGTCATAGTCCCAGAACCAATAGTGAGAATCCATGCCCCAGCAGGTCTCAACCTTTTCTGCCTCCAGAGCGCCAAACAGCTCCTGACGGAACTGGCTTTCCAGGGCAAAGTTTTCAGTACCTTTCTCGGGTTCTGCTGCGGGAGCAGCGGTGGCGGGTTTCAACTCTTCAAACTTAGCCCGAAGCTCTTCCACGGAAAACTCCTCAATGTTGAAGTCAAGCATATCGGCAGTCAGGCCGAATTCTGCCATCAGTGCAACTTTCTGTTCCAATACCTCTTCTCCTCCTTCCGAATAATTTTGTGGGTGTATGCCAACCTCTTGCGAGGGTTGTGCTGTAGTAAACGAATCCTTGAATTCTCGCATCATCATTGCAAGCTGCTGTTTGAAATCATCACATGAGAACATCTCCAACGATGCTGATTCATAGCACGGCTTTGCCGTACCCAAGAGACAAAAGGCGGTAAACTCAAATCGGTCAATAACATATACGCCATCGACCATTCCGCCCTCTTTCACGGTAATCTCCATAGACTCATCCGTGATGCCGTCATCTTTGATTTTGCGGTATGCTTCCTGCCGCTTCCAGATAAGCGCATCCACGCAGAGGTATTCATGCAGGCCGGAGTCATCTTCAATTTCCTCCCACCAATACTTTGCGCTTTCAGGAATCACACCTACCGGCTGCGTGATATTCACAATCCGCATTCCATTATCGTCAGAGACAAGCTCCATATCATGTGACCCGATGGTATCTGATTCCCTGTCGTAGTTGCACACAATAGGACAGTTATAGATACTCGGCATACATCGTTCAAAGGTTTCCTTGCTGATGAAGCTGTTATTGCGGTTTTTCCCGGTGTACGCTACACGGAGAACGCCACTGTCAAAAGACGAATTGCGTTCAACAAGATTGCGTATTCCGGAAGAGAACACAATGCTCATGTTTCTCTCGCCCATATCACAGTTCACCACCTTTGGCTAAAATAAATCCACGCTTTGTGCAAGCGTGGGTCAGAATGTCAGCGTGTCTGACAGTACATATCGAATATCCTCGTCTTCAAAATTCAGATTGCCTGTATTCAAAAACACAAAGATATGTTTCTCGTTATTTTGCCCCAGCATTTCACACCCTTTGGACAGCAACTGGTCACGAGCATTCTCATCAAACACATAAATGAAATTCTCCATATACATACCTCCGATTAGCCCCAGTCGTCAGAGTCTTCTCTGGACTGTTCGCCGGAGTCGGTCAGGTCACCCGTATCCTTCTGCGGAGCGCCTCCCTCATCGGTTGCTGCAGTGCTTGCAGAAGAACTCTGCGTAGAAGAACTCTGCAGCGGCTTAAACCGTTCAGCAAGACCGAGCACATCATTTTCAAGGAAGCTCATGCAATCAACTTCGCTCTGAGACAACCCCTGCGATGCCGCATACATGGAAATAAAAGGAAGACCATACTGACACGCTTTGAGATACATATCTCCCAGCTCTTTTCTGTTGAAAGGACTGCAATCAAGGAATGTGATTTTGAAATTCTTTCCGTACCCCTGATACTGAATGAAGCGGTTGACCATATCCTCAATGCTTTTTACAATGCCAAAGGTAACCGCTTGGTCTGCCTTAATAGAAAGCAGCAGCGCATTTGCGGATGCTTTATCATTGTTGAACAGGAGTGAAGATACACCAGCCGCTGTAAAGAGATTCTGTTCTGCGTCAGAGATGGTATTCGTATCACCAGTATTGGATTTCTCAAAGCTTATCTTGTTGATAGGCATGGGGGAAAGGACACTGCCGATTTCCTCTGGCAGTACGGAATCCAGATTGCGCCAAAACTCTTTGGCCTTGTCCAAATCCATCTGCCATTCGCCGTCATCATTGATACCAAGCGTCATAACCAGCATGGCATAGTTCTCAAGAGTGGTCTTAGTGAGCTTTAGCTGTTTATAATCTTCGAGGTCATACACCTCCCGCAAAATACCTGCGAACGGAGGAATGGCATAATCCAGAATGTCGTTGTTGCACTTGATAGCGAAGGATGTCGGGGAATCCAGCTCTTGCCACTTTTTCTGCCTATTCTTCTGATAAACCTTATACTTTGTCTGGAACTCTGTCGGATAGAACTCCAGATACTGTGAGTGACCATCAAAATAAGAAAAATCGAATGTCACATTCAGCACATTCCCCTCAATGGTCGAGATAGCGCAGTAATCAGCCGGAAGCTGCTGGATGGTGATACTGTCGCTTGTGACCCACAGCGTCCCATAAAAAGTGTCCTCGCGCAAACACACTGTCAGTATTTTAGGGAACTGCGACCGCACATTCATTGCAGACATGGTATTCAAGACCTTTCTGTAATTGCGGTTGACCGATTTCATATTAACGGCCTTCGGGTCAATATGGTATGGAGATACGACATACGCAAAATCGGAAAGGCCAGTGAAATACTGGATGAGCCTGCGGAAATGAGAACTTGCCCCGTAGATATAAGTAACTGCCTTGCGCAGCTGCTTCTCATATCGGTACGGGTCGGTCAGATATGTAGCAATGTCGTCTTTCTTATATAGAGAAAATGTAGGCGCATTGGTGTTGTTGTTCAAATCCCTTGTAATCAAGTGATTGAGTAGGGCGAACTTTCTGGAGATACCAATCATGCCCTCCATATTGGTAGACTTGCCGTTTTCAGAACTACTCACTCAGGTATCACCACCTTTCTATTTTATTTTGGGCGGCTTAAACATGAAGATATCGCTGGAGTTAAACTCTGCCGCCTTTGTGCGGATAAGCTTACTCTCAAGCTGCGCCGCCACATAGTAGTTATAGCTAAGGCTGGAATAGCGGTCTTTCCGCATACCCGCCCGTTCAAAAATCTTTACCCGCCCACCAGACTCGTCATGCTGTAGTTTGACAAGCTCGTCAACCAACAAGGTCGTGTGGATGTACGGCATTTGTAGTCTGACCTTCTCAGCCGGTGAAAGGCTGGCATATCCCCTGATTTCAGACAGGATATTTTCCGCCTCATACTCTGTAACGAGAAGGCGTATCTTACCGCTTCGGAAGCCCTCACGCAGCAGGACAGCGCATTCGGAGTTCAGCGCAGGATTACCCTTGATTGCCCAAATTACTTTATCTGCTCCCTTTACCGTGCATCTGTCCGCCATCTCCTGATTATTACAACAGGACAGCGCAGGATAAATTTCGCCGCTTTCCGGGTCAACCATATCACGAACCAAAGCATCATACACGCCCAGGCCAAGTCCTGTGCAGTCCAGCACAATATAGTCGCAATCGAACTCGTCGTAAAGCTTGCGGATAACCAGAGCCTGGTCTTCTGTATGAAGTCCCTCTGAGGAGTCACCATAAATGATATTGCTTGTGTACCTTCCGGATTTGGTTGGAAGCATCTGGTTGATGAACACAGCCGTCGCATCGTTGTTATGCTTTTTGCTGGACATCAACGCAATATCCGCAGATAAGATTCGTTTTTCACCAAGCTGCTTGGGTTGAATTTTGATTTTGTTGTTGCCAAGAAGAACTGAGACCCTCTCGGGTAGCATGGGATATTTAATACGCCTGTTCTTCGAGATAGAGTTGAACTCAAAGAACGAACCGTCAGTGTCTCCAAACCAAAGGGCGTCCATCTCCATGCTCCACTTCACTTCACTGAAGTCAGACTCTGCCATCTGGTCTGCCACATCCTCTTTGAACAGTAGCCCCTCTTGAATTGCCAGCTGATACGGGAATCCACACACAAAGTCCTTTCGCTTATCGTCCAGCATAAATCGGCAATTATCCTCAGCTTTGGTATAAGACCAATGGTCTTTGAAGTAAGCAGAAGAAAGATACAGCGTTTTATTGCGCTCTGCCAAATGCTTGTAGGCGGGATTGTTCAGGTATCCGGGAAGTCTCGGATTCGTCAGGAACTTTCGGAGAATCGTATCAATAATATCCTTGGAGACCATGCGATACTCATCAATCAGCAGAATATTGGCACGATTACCTCGTGCATTATCGCTGGCAGTAACGACCTTAATAAATGAACCGTTCTTAAAAACAATCTGTGCATTGGTCGCATTTATCTTGGTCTGCTTATCGTCAATCTCATTACACAGCTCCGGTGAACATGGCCGCAATTCTGTTTGTATCTTTTCAAGCACATTGATACTCTGACCCCGTGTACCGGAGGCGATACATATCTTTGTACCTGGGTATAAAATACAGCGGATGCAGCAGAAGATTGCCGACAAAAATGTTTTGCCAAGACCTCGACTCGCAATAAAAACAAATGTCGTAGAGACATTCATCATTACCAGCAGAATTTTTTGGAAAAGATGTAAGTCAAGGTGCAGGTAGTCCTTTGCAAACCGATGGGGGTTCGCTCGGTAGTAGGCGCACCATACGGCGGCGCCACTCATAATGCGCTCTTGTCGCGTCACTCAGTCACGCCTGCCTTGTCCGAACTGAAAATGTCGTTAAACATTGTTTCGTCATCTTCGTCCTCATATTCAGGTCGTTCAATGCGCATCTTGGCAATTTCATCTTCATACAGCTTGCAGTATGTATTCTTGATGCCAAGCATTTTGCAAAGGTGACCCAGGAACCAAACCGTGATGTAGCGGACAATTCCGTCCACATCCTTCAGCTCCGGGTCTGGTTCTGGAATGGGCTTTGTGTTTTCCCACTTCCGAATCCACACGCCGAACGGCGTCCCATCGACCGCCGCATCTGCGCCTTCTTTTTTCTGCGCGGGCTTCAAGTTCATACTGCCAAGCAGCGTATTGAGTGCGTTGACATTCTTGTCAATCGCTTTACCCTGCGCACTGTCACGACTGATTGTCGCTTCCAAAATGCAAATCTGTTTATATAAAGACCGTTCGCTCGGTTCCACAACAGGAACGCCGTTTGTCCAGTCCTGGTAGCGCCGCTCAAGCTCTACATAAAAATCAGATGTAAATCCCGCACCCCAGAAATCGACAATCTTCTGGTCAACTGGTGTCTCTTCGATTTCATCCAATGCTTGGGGGTGCTCTTGGTAGATGGCGCCGGAGCGCTGACAATCCAATGCATTGCCCTCGGCGATAGTATCGTCGAAAGTCTTGTCAATATATCGAATCAGATTGGTCTTCCCAATATAATTACGAATACGAGAATTAACGCCTACGGTGCGCTCCACCATATTGTAAATGTCTTCATTCCAATATAGGTCAAGCTTCATACACATCCGGCGCATAGCCTCTTTGTCATCACCAAGAGAATCTCTATACTGTTCGTACATATCCTCTACACAGTCGTTGCAGACAGGCAGATAGCCGGAGCCACGATACATCAGGCTGTGGCTAACAGGGAAATACCCTTTCTTGCGGCTATACGATGTGCCGCATCTGCAGCAGTAAAACTTCTGAGAAGTTTGGAGTAGCATTGAGTCATCTGTCGTCTTTTCAAGCTTTCTGCGTCTCGGGGCGTCTGCCATTTACATCAGCCCCCTTTTATGATTTCCCTCCCACAGCTTAACGGCCATACGCATTTTGTTGCCAGGGTAAAAGCGGGGAATCCAGTGCGCAGGGACATCGACCTTCTCCCCGGTCTGTGGGTTCGGACAGCTTCGCGCCTTGCGTTCCAAAATATCGAAACAACCGAAGTTGTGAATTGAAATTGTATTGCCCTCTTCGAGATTTTCCAAAATAAGATTGGTAAAATCATCAACAATGCTTGTGGCGGCCTTCTTCGTGTAGCCATGCCTGTCCACAAGCTGCTGGATTAAATCGACCCTTTTAATATCCATCCTTGCCTTCCTTTCCGTTACAGGTCTGACAGTGACTTCTGTGCGTCAGACCGAATATCACCATTCTCGTCAAAGTACTGCGAAATCTGTTCCTCTGCGCTCAGGTCTTTATAAACGCGAACCATGTCAGCAGATTCCCACCCGATGATGTCTTGAATGATATTGTCTGGCAAACCGAGCTTGGAAAGGTGCGTTGTAAAGTAATGCCGCAGACTGTGCCAGTAAAAATCTTCACCTGTCATCCTGCTAAAGGTGTTCGCCCAGCTGTTGAGCGTTGTCTCACTCATTTGTTCACTTGTCGTTCCAGCAGGAAACAGCCACTCACTTTCAATACCAAGTTCCGTCCGTTCACGCATCCATGCATCAAAATATGGTTTGAACTTTTTTGCCAGCGTGTAGCAGTAAATGTATTTGCCCAGGCCGAACCCTTTTGTCTGAATCGGCTCACTGGTCTTGTACAACGCCCCGCCGCATACAAGGTTGTCGTCTTTGAAATCGTCAACCCGGAATCGGCAAAGCTCTGCCTTACGCCGTCCACTGCACATAGCGAGAGCCACGGCACAGGCTTTTTTGTTTTGCCCGGAAGCAAGCAGGTCATCAAGTAGCTTATCCAGCGCCTCATCGCTCCACACCGTTTTCTTTCGCACCTGTTGCATAGCAGGGTTCTCTATCTTTCTTACGGTAGAACGGAACCCCCTAAACTCATCTTCATCATCCAAGATGTTCTCCACATAATTGGAGAGCGAGGAAATCGCAGACTTCAATCGCCGCACACGAGCGGGAGAATTACCGTTCTCATTGATGAGCCAATGCTGATATGCTGCGTAATCACGCTTGGAGATTTTCGGGAAAAACTTGTTCCCGTTGTTCTGTAAATTCCAAACCCAGAAAATATCAAGGTCATTTGCATAGCCCGCAATCGTCTTCGGACTGCGCTGCACAGACTGCAGATAGGCAATAAAATCCTGTTTTAGCCGGATGTTTTCCGAGTTGACCTGACTTAAAAGCTCAGGGCTTGTGATTTCGTTTTGCTTTGTTTTTCTGGGCATACAAGCCACCTCACTTTCTATAGAATTAAAAACTGGTTGCGGGCACCGGAGTTGAACCGATTCCTCAAGGTTTATGAGACCTGCGACTTAACCGCTTGTCCTGCCCGCAATATGGTGGGAGAGGTTGGATTTGAACCAACGCAGCCCGAAGGCGGCAGATTTACAGTCTGCTGTAATTGACCGCTCTACCACTCTCCCAAAGTATGGTGAGGTCGGAGGGAATCGAACCCATCGTTACCGCCGTGAAAGGGCGGTGT